AGACTTCTCCAACATTTAAGAAAATGTCAAGCTTGTCACCATTATCCATCAAATATCCATTACTACTTGTCACGCCTTCATTGCCAATATAGGTCGCATGCTTTGCGTGTAAGTAAACACGCTGAGTCACATCATCCACACTCACGATCGATTGACTTGTCGTGGTCACGGTCACTTGCTTACTTGTTGCCATTGGGCTCCTTTGGTTGTGGCATAACGCTTAAGTGTGGCACCTTAGCGAATCTTTTAAAATCCTCATGATGCACATCCTTAAGCCAATACCTTCTTTCGTGTGGTAACAATACTCCGGTGTGTGCAAATATCCGATATCCGAAACTCTTGGCGCGTAAGCTAAAAAGAATATCTTCACCAATCCATTCACCGTTCAACGGCATATCCTGAAAGAATCCCCACATCTTTCCTTGGTGCTCATTGGCATCTTGTCGGAATCTTTCAAGGACTTTGCGGTGTACCAAAAGGCAACCGGTGCCAGCCGCATCAATCTCAATCAATTGATCTTTCTCATACTCATGCACCGGGAACAATCCACCCGTGTCATTTGTCTTGAAGATACAAGGCACCGGCTCAGGATATATCTCACCCGTCTCCCATGCACCAAATACGACACCGCTTACAATCGGTCTCAATTTAGCATCCGCGCTTTGTAAGAGCTTGGCAAAGTTGTCTTTGCTTAACATCTCATCGGTGTCAATCATCAAAAGCCAATCGTCTTTTGTTGCATCTAAGAAAGTCGCGGCTACTTGATTTCGTAATCGTGAAATCACTCCGGAGCCTTGCAATGAAATGAATTGACCCAATTGTTTTTGTGATCTGGCTATATCCAAGATCGATGTCATGAAGTTAGTTGATACGACTCCCGGGCTACAAATGCCAATAGTCACTTTGTCTTTTTCGTTCATTTAATACCAGCCCTTCCGATGGCTATGTGCTAGACCCGAGCATATTCCACTCGGATCTGATTCCGATGAATATCGATGACGAAGGTAATTCAACCCCCAATCAATTTGCTTTTCCGGCGAGCGCAAGAATGCTTTGCGTTGCGCATTTGTGTGATTTGGCATATGCCTTTGCGGTATTCCGTAGTCTTTAGTTCTTGAGATAGCTTTGTGATTCCACCTTGATTCTCTATTCCAGAGCTCGACCAGACATTGAAAGTCTTTGTCATTAGTCTTTGATTTTGCGTAATCTTTCGGTTCTATCGGTAAGCATAAGATTGCTACCATCAAAAGCATTGGTATCTTTAGAATTTTCACGATATCTCTCAATCGTTTCGGGAGTATTAAAATGATCCGAATTTTGATTTTAAGCAATGCCCCCTACCCCCACAAAAATTTTTTTGTGTTGGTAAGAATGCAAGACTCGGATCTTTTGACCGTCATCCGTCATTTGAAGTTTCTGCCCCACGCTTTCGCGTGTCATAAAGGTAAGGGATTGATTTAAGTTTTGGCAATACGACACGCAAGAGCCCGGCCACGCTGACGGATGACCGGGCTCAAGCTTGTCGGATGAAGGTCTCTAACTCCTCGAATCCGACCCTTCCGACCCTAGCACGACCTGCGCCGTACGAGGGACAAAAGCATCGGCAATCCATACGATCGCATCATTGCCTTCGGGAGTTTTCCGAGTGCGCCCGGAATTGACCACAAAACCGTCTTTCATCAATGAGATCCGGGTAGGTCTTGCGGTGTTAGGTGATAAGCCGGTGAGATCAATAATTTCATGATCGCACAAGCCCATCTCACGATGTCTCTTAATGAGATCAAATATAGTCTTTCGACGGCTACCCGAAGTCATACGCGCCTTTTTAACGGCATCGCGTGAAGTCTGCGGATGGGATGATGATACATACGCATTTGGTGTCTCCAATCGCCTCTTATACCTGCACAATGGGCACGCTTGCTCACCTCTTGGCTCGCCATGCTCACACGAAGTCATCTAAAGCTCCAAAAGCCGCATCCCCAACATTCCACACGCATCCGATATACATCATCTTCATCGCGTGGGATATCGATATCAAAGACCAGCGGCTTGAAGCATTGTGGACATCGCTCCTCGCTACCTTGAATCTCATGCATCCCGGCGGTCATGATCGCTTCCATGGCTGACCATTCATGCCAATTGGATTGCATTGCAATTCTTTATCATTCAACGGGCAAAAGTAACCTTCCCACTTTTTGCCGGTGGCCTTTGCCGTGCCGCTCTTGTAATTCATCAAGCCATGCTTGCAAGAGGGATGAAAGAGCTCATCATCTGGATCGGCAATTGGCGCATCTTGCCAAGGATCCGCATCGGTATTTTGTACGACCGTCAAGCGCATTGGCTCGGCGAGCGCAACCGGCTCAGATCCCCATAGGTCAAGAGCTACACCAAAGCGCATCGCCGCATTTTTAATCGCATCCGAGATTGCACTTTTGATTGCATCCGAGCCTTTTTGATGAGGATCCGATGCGCCATATCCAATTCGAGTGGTCTCGCATACGGTTAGGCGAATCCAAATCCCACCGACGGCATCAATCATGGGAGTGCCATTGAGATTTAAGCCCATTGGCTCCCATGACCAATTTGGATCGACTTGAATAAGACGATCGGTGACGATTGCATGGTTTAGATACGACATTGCACGACCGGCGATCGTTTTGCTTTCGATCAATTCCGGAGCAAATGATGCGCGAAGTGCTTGTGCTTGCTCCGGTGTCATGCTGATAACTTTTGCGGCATGAGATCCGAAACTCGCTGATATTTGTATCCACTTGGATGTATTGATGGCGCGGCTACCACATAACCGTTCCATTTGATATCGATGCCATTGCGAAGCTTGCCCGGATAGGTAAAGCCGGCATTTGCTTGGTAGTAGTAATGAAAACCGTTGCCGGTCTGCACTATCAAAGTAGGATCAAGACCGTCGATGCTCCCACCATTGCGAAAGTCAATGTCATACACGACAAGACCGCTCATTGCGCAAGCGATGCCGATATTCAAATCCGGTCTTTTGGCAAACCATGACACGATTTGTTTTGGATCATCGGATGCGGAGCGAAAGCCGCGCGGTGCCAATCTTGTGAATGGTGTTTTGTCTTTTGGCGTAAGCGGTAAAACGAACCATCCAAGAGCTGAATATGCCAAAGCGTGCTCGAGCACTTCATTGCGGCTCATTTGCTCACCGAGCTTGCATGACGAGCGGATGAGCGACCACGACGAAAGCCAATTGCATGACCTACGCGATACCCGGCCAAATGCCCGGCGCAATATCCAATTGCAATGAAGATCAATCCGATCAATACGACGATGGCATCATTTTTATCTTGTAGAAATTCAACAAAATTAAGCATTGCTCACCATCACTTTGGTCAAATTGATGGAAGCGGCAGAGCACCAATCGCAAGATTCGATGGCACCATGTTCATTGAAGTAATACTCGGCAATTTTGCCGCATTCATCGCATCTTCCATGAGACACTTTTGGCATTTTGATACTTGACATTTTTTTGCCCCTTTTGCCGAGTGTTAGAGGTCTCGACAAGGCCAATCATACTCATGTCAAGGTCTGGATTGCACGCCACGCGCCTTCAAATATCGGGATTTTTGGTTGGTACAAATTGGACATTTTGGTCGGATCCCCTACCCGGTAGGCCACACCCTTCGGCTTATTGTGCTCGACTTTGACTTCGGGCTTGTAGTCCATGATCCCCGAGACTATTTTGGCAAGCTGAAAGAAGCTGGTACCGATGCCGGTGCAAAGATTAATGGTGTCATTGACCCGAGCCGCGGCCATGACCAAAGAAGCTTCAACGATGTCATCGATGTGGATCCAATCGCGCACGGTATCGCCCGATCCCCAAATCTCAAATGGATCGACTCGATGCACCGCCCGGTGAATGAAGCTTGGAAAAGGGTAATCAAGATCCTGATCGGTGCCATATCCCGAGAATGGTCGAAGGGTTAGCACGGTGACACCTTCGCGGCGCAAGTAATCCATCAACATCTCGCCGGTCAATTTTGCCCATCCGTAAGTCATATCGGGATTTTTGATATCGTCTAAATCAATATCACTTTCGCGAAGTGAGTGCCGTCGTTCCAAGGTTTGCAAATTTGTCGGATAAGCCGCACTTGATGAGAAGTAGATGATGTGCGTTTGATTTGTCCGAATCGCCCACGATGCCATTTCTGCATCAAGTGACAAATCAACGGCCAAAGATAGCGGTGAACCCTCGATCAATGCTCGCCCACCGACCACGGCGGCGAGATGAATCACAAGGTCAAATTGCGTTGAATCTTCTCGAAAGAAATCTCGAGCATCATCTCCGTTTTTGATATCGATGCATGTAAGTGCCACTTGTGAAAGTCTCGGCGAGCGCAAGAATGCTCGGCCTACAAATCCGGATGATCCGGTGACAAGTACTTTCACATCAATCTCCGCACAAGCTCACGATATTCATCCGACTTGATGTATTTGTCAAAGACAATTTTATCGGCATCATAAACTTCGGGAGCATTGACATCGACATATCCTTGATCGACTTCGGCTTTCCCGGCGAGCGGATGCATGTGCTCGATGATGGTCTCGGGCAAGTAGGTCAAGGCTCCAATATCAAGGCCAAGGGTTTTCCAAAAGTTATCAAGGTACAAATGCAAAAGATGATCTGGCACCATGCCATCAAGCTCTTGCACAATAGTGCCGTGCATTGCTACGGCCGTCGGTAAATTTTCGCCTTGCAAAAGGTCATTGCCATATACAAGTCCAACACCTTGATCGAGCACAATTGTCCAATCAATATCCCAATACATGCTTCTTGGTCGATGATCATCTCCTAAGAATCCAAAGTATTTGTATTTTCCAAGCGCAAAGATTTCTCGAGCGGCCAGATTAAGCGGTCGCGCCATGCCTTTTTGTGTGCGCTCATAAATTAAAAGATGATCAAGATTTAGAGCTTTGTATTGCTCAAGTGTTGGATCATCTTCATCGCATACGACCCAAAGATCGCAAGTCGTTTTTGTATTTTCAAATGATTCAATTAAGTCTTTTATATTTTGTGGCCTTCCGCGTGATGGAACTATCACGGCCAAAGATGTCATTGCTTAGGATCCTCACTTTTTGTTTTTGATTTAAGACCGTTACCGGCCAAGACCCCACCAAGAGATCCGGTCAAAAATATAGCAAGAGTCTTGAGCAAATCG